CGCGCTGATGAAAGCCATCGGCGCCTGGCCAAAGCTGCGCGACTGGGACCGCCGAAACATGATCGGCCGCTACGCCGGGCTGATCCTGAAGGTTGCCGACGGCAAGGCGCTGCGCGAGCCGCTGGGCAAGGGCGGCCAGTTGGTCGACATCGTGCCGGTGTTCGAGTCGCAGCTACGCGTCACCGCGTGGAACAGCGACACATCAAGCCCGGACTTCGGCAAGCCCACGATGTGGCAGTACCGCGTGCGCCGGCCGGACGTGTCCGACACGCAGGGCCAGCCTGACGACTGGGCCGACGTGCACCCGAGCCGCCTGCACATCCTGGCCGAGGGCGCCGTCGGCGATGACTTCATGGACGGCGTGCCGCTGCTGGAAGCCGGCTTCAATGCGCTGGTCGACATCGAGAAGATCAGCGGGGGCAGCGGCGAGAGCTTCCTGAAGAACAGCGCGCGCACCCTGGTGTTCAAGTTCGATGCGCAGTCCAGCCCACAGGCGCTGACGCTGAACCCGGACGGCACGGCCAGCGGCAAGACGGTCGGAGAGGTGCTGGAGGAGAAGACCGACGCGCTGAACAAGTCGATCGACAAGGCCGTCGTGCTCCAGGGCGGCGAGGCCACCACGCTGCAGACCACGATCAGCGACCCGACCGGGGCGTTCAGCCTCGCGGCGAACCTGTTCGCGGCGTCGGTGCAGATCCCGATGACCGTGCTGTTCGGCCAGCAGACCGGGCGCCTGGCCAGCGACGAGGACCAGGCCGACATGGTCGCGCGCTGCGTCAGCCGGCAGATGAACGTGCTGACCCCGGCGCTTGAGGCGCTGGTGAAGCGCTGGCAGGCCGCCGGCTGGATCGAGGCCGGCGAATTCGAGATCGAGTGGCCGTCGCTGGATGCGCCAGGCGACGACGAGAAGCTCGACCACGCCTCGAAGATGGCCGACGTGAACCACAAGAGCTTCACGGCCGGCGGCATCCCGCCCTTCAGCGGCAACGAGATCCGCAAGGTGGCCGGCTTCGAGGAGCGCACCGACGAGGGTATCGACGATCTGCCCATCCCCATCGAGGGCGACCCTGCCGACGATGACCCGCAGGCCGGCCAGAATGGCAAGCCTGCGTTGCAGCAGGTGGCGTGAAGCCGCGCCAGCGCAACCCGGCGCTGCCCGGCACCTCGCGGGACCGCACCGGCACAGCTGGCATCCTGCGCCGCGCGGTGGCCGAGATCCGCAAGCGCTACACCGGCCTGCAGCGCGAGGTTCTGGCCATCTTCGACGGCATCCGCATTGTTCAGACCAACGATGCCGGCACCATGCCGCGCACCATCTACGCGCTCACGCCCGAGGAGATGGCCTCGGTGTCCTACGCGCTGCGCCAGGCGCTGGACCGCTGGATTGCATCGGGCCGCGAGGCCGCGCACGCCTTCTGGTACTCGGCCTACATCGATGAGGCGTCGCAGCTCGGCGCGGCGCAGGCGGTGGCCAACCTCACCAACCTGTCCAACATCTACGCTGCGGCGCGCACGCTGCGCGACGTCGTCTTCAGCGAGGCCTACCGCAACCGCGTGGCGATGGCGCAGATCAAGAGCTATGAGCACTGGACCGGGCTCGCGGCAGGCATGAAGTCCGAGCTGTCGCAGATCATCGGCCGCGCCGTGGTCGACGGCAAGAACCCGAAGGCGGCGCGCGCCGAGATCATGGAGCGGCTGGGCGTGTCCAAGGGCCGGGCGATGGGCTATGCCCAGACCGACATCACAGACACGCTGCGCCAGGCGCGGCTGGCCGAGGATGAGCGCGCCGAGGAAACGCTCGGCATCGTCACCGGCGAACTGTGGACATCGGCCTTCCTGCCGACGACGCGGCCGACGCATGCGGCGCGCAGCGGCAGGGTCTACACGCGCGAGGAGGTGCAGGACTTCTACGGGCGCGACGGGAACCGATACCGCTGCCACTGCAGCATCACCAGCTGCCTGCTCGACGCGGACGGCAAGCCGATCCTGAGCGACACGCTCAAGGCCGCGATGCGCAAGGAGCGCGAGGTGTGGGAGAAGGCGCAGGAATCCGCTCCGTAGCATGCCGCAGCAACTCCCCAAGGGTTGCCCATGTCCCGAAAGCGCGTCCACATCCTCAGCACGGTCAATGCCGGCGCCGTCAGCAAGGCCGGCAACACGTACAGCGTCAAGGGCGTGTGTGGCGCGGTCGACGGCATCGTGATGAATCGGATGGCCTACTTCGGCGACCAGCTCGCCGCGGCAGTGGCGTCCCTGAACGGTAAGCCGGCGCCCGCTGGCCACCCGAAGGATTCCGAGGGCCGCTACATCAGCGCCCTGAACGGCGACGCCCTGCTGAGCGCCTATGCCGGCGCTGTGTGCCGCAACGCGCGCCACGAAGCCGGCCGCACGCTGGTGGACATCGAGGTCAACGAGGCGCAGGCCCGCGCCCACCCGGACGGCATCAAGCTGGTCGAGCGCCTGGATGCAGCAATCGCTGGCACCAACGCCGAGCCGATCCATGTCAGTACAGGCCTGTTCTGCGAGCCCATCGCGGCGAACGGCGAGAGCGGCGGCAAGGCGTATGACCGCATCGCCACGCGCATCGCGTATGACCATCTGGCCTTCCTGCTGCACGAGCGCGGCGCCGGCACACCCGAGCAAGGCGTCGGCATGTTCCTGAACGCCGACGGCGAGCCCGAGCCGGTGGAGGAGGTCGAGGTCAACGCTGCACCGCAGGACCGCCGCGGCGCCGGCTTCATGTCCTGGCTACGCCGCCTGCTGGTGAACGGCTCCGACCTGAGCTTCGACCAGATCAGCGACGGCCTCTACAAGCAGCTGCCCGAGGGGGCCTGGCTGCGCGAGGTTTTCACCCGCCACGCCATCTACACCGACCGCGACGGCCGGCTGTGGAGACAGGACTACTCGGTGTCTTCAGACGGCTCCGTAGCATGGTCCGGGACAGCAGTTGAAGTGACCCGCAAGGTCGAGTACGAGCCCATCTCCAACCACGAGGACGACGCAATGCGTGACTCCATTCTCGCCGCGCTGAACAAGGCCGGCGTTCACACCGCCGGCAAGACCGACGAGCAGTTGCTCGCCGACTACGAGGCGCTGAAGACGGCCCCGCTGCAGTCGCAGGTGACCGCCGCGAACAGCAAGGTTGCAGAGTTCGAGGCCGCGCAGCGCGCCGCTGCGGACGCCGAGCTGACCGAGCTGGCCACCGAGCTGGCCACGAACAGCGCGCTGAAGGCCGACGACTTCAAGGCGATGGGCCTGGCCCGCTGCAAGGAGCTGAAGGCATCCGGCAAGCCGGCTGCGCCTGTGGCTCCCGGCGGCACCGGCAAGGGCGACAAGCCCTCGCTGGCCGAAGTGTTCATCAACCATCGCACGCAGGCCGAAGCCGCGGGCGCCGCCAAGTAAGGAGCCTGCGACATGGCAAAGCGAATCTTCACCGGCCCGCAGGACCGCCAGCCGAAGGTGCTGAGCAATCGCACCTGTGCTGCCGGCCTGCTGCCCGGCACCGCCGTCAGCATTCTGGTGGGCACCGTGGCGCAGGCCACCTCGCCCAGCGCCGTGCGTCTGGGCCTGCTGCTCGAGCGCGACTTCTACAGCGCCGGCCAGTTCGACGCGAACGACCCGCTGACCACCGCCTACGCCAGCGGCGACACCGCGCACGTGCTGATGCTGGAGCCCGGCCAAAGCGTGATGTGGGCTGTGGCTGCCGCGACCTACACCAACGGCCAGGAGCTGACGGTGGCGGCGAGCGGCCGGCTAGCCGCGGCGACGACTGGGAACATCGTGGTCGCGCACTACGACGGCCCGAACAGCGTTGCACGCAGCGCCGGCGACCTCGTCGACGTGGTCGTCTCCAATTTCTACACCAAGCTGTAAGGGGCCACCATGCCGAAGCTCACCCAAGAGCAAATGCGCGCGGAAGAAGAGATCCGCGCTGCTGTGTTTGCCAACGAGGCCCATCTGCTGGGCCTGGACGCGCACGACCTGGCCGCGCTGTCGGAAGGCGCGCTCATCCGCGAGCTGAACTATCGGCCGCTGCCGGTTGGCAACGCCGCGCCGATCCCGCCGGAATCGTGGCGTCGCATCGATGCGCGCGCTACGACGCTCATGCGCGACATCCTGGTGGTCTACAGCCGCCTGGCCGCGGCGAACACCACGCCGGTGTCCATGGGCGACATCATGAGCTACTTCCCGCAAGTCTCTGACAGCGGCGAGGCGCGCGTGACGATGGACGGCCGCGACCCGGGCCGCAGCGATCAGGCCAACGTCAAGTACGTCGGCACGCCGGTGCCCATCATCACCTCGGATGCCCGCTTCGGCTGGCGCCAGATGGAGGTGATGCGCAAGGCCGGAACGATGATCGAGGCCGAGACCATCGCCAACCACCAGCGCAAGGTGGCCGAGAAGCTGGAGGACATGGTCCTGAACGGCGAAGCGGGGGTTGTGGTTGCCGGAAACACGATCTACGGCCTGCGCAACCACCCGAGCCGCAACACCGACACGCACGGCTTCGACCTGAACTCGTCGGCCACCGGCGCGAACTACCTGACCGCGTTCACGAAGCTGATCAACGCGCTGGTAGGCGACAACGCCTTCGGCCGCGTGACGGTGTTCATGAACTACAGCGACTGGGTCTACGCCTCGATCACCGAGTTCACCAGCGGCTACGCGAAGACCATCCTGCAGCGCCTGCGCGAGATCGAGCAAATCGCCGACATCGTGCCGGCGTCGAAGGTGCCAGCCGACAACCTGCTGGGCATCGCAGGTATCGAGACCGGCAACTGGGGCTCGATCCTGCAGGGCATGGGCATGACGACCCGCCCGAAGGCGCGCCACAACCCGGAAGACGACTATGTCTACACGGTGCTGGCCGCCGCTGCCCCGCAGCTGCGCACGGACTACGACGGCCGCGCGCCCTTCGCGCACCTGACTGCCTGACGCCGTGAAGGTCACCGTCACCCACCTCAAGGCGCCGTGGCCGACCGGCTGCGTGCCCGGCGACGTCGTCGACCTGTGCGCGGACGCAATCCCCGCATGGGCCGCCGGCAAGTGCGTGCCGGCCGACGACGAAGCTCCGGCCGCGCACAGCCTGGCGCCGGCCACCGCGCTCGTGGTCAACCCCGAGCAGCCCGATGGCGCCAGCGCCGAGATGCAAGCCATCGAAGCGCAGGCGGTGCAGGAGAAGGCAGCCATCGAGGCCAGGGCCGGCAAGGCGCGCGCGGCCAAGGGGTAACCCTGCCGTGATCACGCCAGCGCAGGCCACCGCATACCTTGACCAGGCGCTGGGCGTCAGTCTGCCGTCCTTCGTGGTGTCCGCGGCCTGCGATCAGGTCGAAGCAGTCGAGCCGGCGATGCTGGCCGCGGCCTACACCGAGCCGCAGATTGAGCTGATGCAGGCCATGGCCGTGGCCATCGTCGCCTGCGGTGGCGCTGCAAAGCGCCTCACATCGCAAGGCGCGCCCTCCGGCGCGTCGCGGTCATTTAAGCATCAGGAAAACGCGCTGTCGACCCTGCGCCGAAGCCTGCAATCCATGGACACCGCCGGCACGCTCGCCGCTGTCGTCGGCCCTGACCCGGCGGCGGCAACGCTGCTGCTGGTCGTCTGAAGCGCAACCACCCCACCCCCAAGGAGCCACCTCCATGAATGTCAGCACTACACGCCGCCTGTTCCTCCGCGGCCTCGCGTCACTGGCGGCAGTCGTCGCCCTCGCGCCGCTCGCCCCGCAGCAGGCCCGCGCCGCCGCGCTGAGCGACTACCTCGAAAACAAGCTCATCGACCATGTGTTCCGCGGCACGGCCTACACCGCGCCGGGCACGCTGTACGTCGCGCTGTTCACCACCAGCTGCAGTGATTCGGCTGGCGGTACCGAGGTATCCGGCGGCAGCTACGCGCGCCCGAGCATCACCAGCAACGGCACGAACTGGGCCAACACCCAGGCCAGCGGCACCGGCGTCAGCTCGGGCACCGGCGGCACCACCAGCAACAGCAGCGCGATCAACTTCGCCACGCCGAGCGCTGGCTGGGGAACCGTCACGCACTGGGGCATCTATGACGCCAGCAGCAGCGGCAATCTGATGATCTGCGCGGCGCTCACGACCAGCAAGACGATCAACAGTGGCGACACGGTGTCCTTTGCCGGCGGCGCGCTCACTGTCCAAATTGACAACTAGGCCGGGACGCCATGACCTACGCGGGCCGCCTTCGCTCGGCGGCTTCCGATCTGCTGGCTATGGCCGCGGAGATAGAGGCCGCTGCGCCTGCGCCCGCGCCGAGCCCTGCGCCAGCGCCTGAGCCGCCGGCACCCGAGCCACCGCCGACACCAGCCCCGGCCCCCGCGCCGGCTGGCGACTACTCCCTGGTGCCGGTGCCCGCGCCAGGCTCCTACCGCGTGTGGCCCAACCACGTCGTGATGAGCGGGCCCAACGCCATCGTCTTCAACGGCGCGGTGCACCTGCGCTGGAAGCGCGTCAACGGCGACTGGCTCGACCGCAACGGCGTGGAGCAGGGCGACGTGCCCTGGTACACGATCACGGTGCCCAAGCTGAGCGCGGGCTACATCGATACCGACATCACCGAGCTGGCCCAGCGCTGGCATGCCGGCGAGAACCGCGGCGCGTTCTTCATGACCGCGCCGAAGGTCCACGCCAATGCGCGCGTCACCTGGTGCGGCACCCACGGCGCCAACCCGCCGCAGCTCGTGGTGACCACCCGCGACGGCGCAGAGCACGTGCTGCGCGGCGACCTGGCCGTGTTCACGCCGGCCACGGCCACCGCCAAGAACCCGCCGGGCGCGATGGACGGCTCGGTGTCGGCCTTGATGGACCGGCGCTACCGCCAGCTGATCCACTTCCCTGGCCTGAAGGAGCTGCAGTCTGTCGATCGCGCCGTGATGCGGCTGCACGCGAACAGCAGCGACGACGAGTACCCGCTGGCGCTGTCGGTGTTCGAGACTGATGCGCCGCCGCTGCTGCTGGGCGGGGCCGGCCAGGCGCCGGCCTACGGCCTGGCGATGGAGGTCGGCGAGGAGAACCTGTCCGGCCATCCTGATGTGCTGGCCGCCGGCGACTTCCGGGAAAGCAACTGGAACGGCACGCCCGGCCAGGCGCAGAAGGACAGCATCCTGGTCAAGGCCGGCCGCGAGGCCGGGCTGTTCAACTACGTGACGATGATCCCGCTGCAGCACTCCAAGACGAGTGTGCACCCGGACCCCGACCACCCCGGCCGCTTCTACATGCGGACCTGCATCGCCAAGCAGCCCAAGCTGTCGGGCGGCGGCGAGTGGAAGATCCTGTGGCAGCGTGCTCTGGCGGGTGTGCAGGACTACTACCCCGACCCGGCCACGCTTGTGCGCGAGGTGTATTTCCGCATGGAGTTGTTCCTTGAGCCCGACAGTTTCTGGTCCAAGAACTTCGGCTTCAAGTTCGGCCCCGGCTTCGAACTGCAGTACGGCAAGGGGCTTGAAAGCGGCGGGTGGCTGATCGACGGCACCTACGGCTACGGCGGTGGGCAGATCGACTCCAACGGTGGTCGCCACTGGGATGCCGCATCACAGCA